GTCGATATTCATCGTGTCCGTGTACGTCCCAGAAGGAGCGCCGCCAGGAATCCTGCTCACATCAGTGATTCCAGTCTGGTATATGTCAAACGCTTCCCGAGTCGACGGATCAAACAGCGGAACCTCATACCCAGTCCCCGTAGAAGGACGAGAAGTGCGAGGAGGGGGAGGCCGATACGCGTCAGGGTTCGGCGTCCCACGACTATGAGACGGAGTTCTCCGCGAATGTTCAGGAACATGAGGCATAAAAAAATCCTAACCTAAAAGTGGCCTAATAGCGTTCACGCCCATAGCGGCCTCAGCAATCTCAGCAGCCTTCGCCGCCTCCAAATCCGCCAACGCATTCGCCTGCATCTCATCCAACGAAGCCTGAGAAATATCGAACTGGTTATTCGCATCGACCAAATCGTTCGACAAATAACCCTTATCACGCACATAGTCCTCAAGCGACCATTGCCCCTGACGAGTCCAATCCTCACGGCCCGTCGCATAATCGTCAGAAGCCCAACCAAACTGATCAGTCATCCGCTGAGAACCAGTCTCATAATCGGCCTGACCCTCAGATAACTGGCGCTCCATACGGCCCAAACCCAAACCGTAATCGTCAGCCATCCGCCCCTCCTGCAAAGCGAACAAATCCTCCTGACGAACATTGTCGTCCATCCGACGACCCACCGTCTGATCGACCACGCCACCGCCAGCACCAGGACCAGTCAAACCTCGGGCAGCCAACGAGTTCATAAACCCGCCAGTCTGATCCGTGAACGCTCGACGATAATCGCTCTGCTGTCGACCAAAATCGTCACGCTGACGGCCATAACCGCGAGAATAATCGGCCATCCCCTCAGCCATCCCACGCGACTGACGATCCCAACCCTGATCGTAATCGGCCCGCTGCCAACCCTGCTGGGCCTGTGTCCGCCCCCAATTAGTTTCAGCAGCCTGACCTGCCCGCTCCCAATTGGAGCGGGTGCGGTCATAGCCAGTGTTCAACGCAGCAGAAGAACGCTTGCTTGCCTTCCCAGCATTGAAACGCCCAAACTCGTTCGCAGCAGACTGAGACGCATACTGATCGTTGATCTGGCGACGTTGCCCAGAATATTTTGCGTATTCAACCATCAAGCATCCTCATCTATTAGACAGTTTCGTCCCATCAGCTGGTGTGCCAACAACCAGTCCACCGAGCCGATCCGCCTGAATACACAGTGATCGCCCCATTCGTGTTGATCCCGATCGCCGTCGTATTAAACGGAGACGAGGCCCCAATCCCGACAGTCCTCACCTCGGAAGACGGGCGGAACCCACCAGGCACCGTCGCATTGCCCGCCGACGTAGAAGTCATAGCGCACACAAGATTGCCGTAACGGACGTACCGAACACCACCAGAAAACGCCGTGGCAGGCGCACCCACCTTGCTGTCCGATATAGAATTATCCATGATCGTCGAACCATTGTGGATATGCGAAGTCGAAGCATAACCATGCGAGTGAGAAGTCGCAGCATACGAATGGCTGTGGGAACTCGCGGCATAATTGTGGGTGTGAGCACCCGTTGTATGCTGATGCTCAAGAGCAGCATAAGAACCAGCAATCTGTGCACCCAACGCCGTACGAGCCGCAGTAGCCGACGTAGCCCCCGTACCACCATTAGCGATCGACAACGCCGAACCAGACCAGTTCGTGTTGTTCACTGCGCTCAACGTCGCCAACGAACCCAACCCCAAATTGGACCTGGCCGTCACAACGTTTACCAAATCAGACAGATTGCTTGCCCTCTCCAACCTGGCCGTCACCGTGGCAGCAACGACAGAGTCCGCAGCTTCCATCTGCTGCTTCGTGACCGCCTCCAACGCCGCCGTCGCATCAGCACCCAACAGCAACGAAGCCGAAGACATCGCAACCGAACCGTCCTTGTGAACGACCTGACTGTTGAGAAAATCGCGGATAGCGTTGTAGTTGGATTGATGCGCCGCCGCCACAATAGGCGTCGAAGCCTCAATCGTGCTCAAAGTCCCCAAAGTAGCCATAAAATCTCCTAGTTAAACCTTCGCGCCCGATACTTAAACACGATTCCGTCCAAACCCCACGGCTCCCCAGCGGTCCCATCAATCTTCAACTGGGTAGCAGCCATCGTGCCCAACGACGAAGCCTTTTTCAACGTCGAACCAGACACCTCGATCGCATACCTAGTGCCATCGTCATACTCGCTGCCGTCGCCATACAAAGCGACACCAGTCAAAGCGTTAATCAGAACGGTGAACTGTCGTTTCACGTCCTGAGTCTCGTAATTGGCGAACACAGAACACGTCAGACTGTACGAACCCGACTGTTTGCGTGCAATGAACGTCGGACGCCGCCAGCGTTTCTTCAAATCGGGCCAACCCGCATGCAGCCAGCCCGTCGTGTACGAAGTGGGAAACCCGATAGGTGTCCCCGACAGATTGTCGTTGCCTGCGTCACCGATGTCGACGCGAACAACGTTCGGCCCGCACCTGCAAAACCCGTACAGGTCGACAGAGCCCTGCCCGTACGCTCCAGCAGCGAACGGGCCCAACCCTTCGCCCGACGCAGACCTGAACTTTGTCCACGCATTCATCGACGGGTCAAGCACGAAAATGCTGGCAGCGTCACTGACCAGCTCGTCCTCTTTGTATGGCACCGACCACCACAAGCGGCGACCCAGCCAGCCGAGCCACATGTTGTCCAACGCCGACGCATTGAAATCGTCCGACCCGAACAGCGGACGCAACGCCATCGAAACCTCTTGCGGATGTCCTCCGCCTGTGATGCTGAACACGCCTTTCGGGAACGACACAAAAAACACTGCGCCGTCAGCGACCGCAACCGTTTGCGGCGACAACGTCCCCACAGTCAGGTCGACATCGACACGCTGCAAATCTTCCTGCCCGTAACCGAACAGAGCAAACACCGCAGTTTTCTTGAACACCAACAGATGGTCGTCGTGTGGGATGATCGCCGTGATCGGCCCACCACCCGCCTTGATGTCAATGTAATCGTCTTCGAGCCACGACTCGGGGTCGTTCGGATACGACCAGCGGACACGGAACGGGCAATCACCGTCCGTCGTCTCGGTCGTGTGAGCAACCCACATGCGGCCCGCATGTTCTGTCGCATGCTCGCATTTCGGGAACGACGAACCCACGGGAGACAAATAGTCGTCACCGAACACAGTCGAACAATCCGACAGTTCGACCGCATTTGCAGACGAAGAATCCCACGACGACGCCAACTGGCCCTTGCCGCGAGCGATATAAACGTCGTTACCCCACGGAGCGTAATCTGCGAGATGCGGGGACGCCGTACACGCCATATCCGCCCCCGCACCGATCGTCAACTCCTGAAACGCGCCGTCCGTCGACCAGTGAACACGTTCAGCGTTCGACACCATCACCACGTCGACACCGTTAGAACGTTCATGGACAACAGCGTTACGAGGATTCCAAGTGTCAGCTGTGACCGTCGAACTGTTCCAACGCTGCCAACCTTTGCGGGACGCCAACCCTGCACGCGGGTCGACCTCCATGTTCAAAATGTCTGACGCCTCGTTCTCACCCAAAGCAAAATCGGACGACCTCAGATTGAGGCCACCCCGAAAATCCATCAAGTTCAAAGGTTGAACAGAGTTAGCCATATCAGCCCAAACCCGAACCCATCTGGATACGGCCCTGGTGGTCGTGTCGCATGATCGCATCCCGAGCCGAATACATCGTTCGCTCAAACGAACTGAAATAGAACGCCGACAAAATCTCGTCCTCCTGTTGCGCGTACACCCTGTAACACGCGTAATGCACCAAACAGCGATCCAAGCGGCGCTCAACACCCGTATCAGGTGTGTTGCCAGCCGCAGAGATCCACGACGGATTGAACTGGCGGTAACCCCTCACCGTGTATGTGCGCGCCTCGTTGTTCGCAGGCCACAAATACAGTTGGTTGCCCCAAGTCGCATACAGTTCAGGTTGGCCGACAATCTCCGACTCGTCGGCAAACCGTTCCTCAGCATCATCGAACGGCACATCGGTCAACATGAGCCCGCCCACCTCGCGAACCGAAGTGATCGACTCCAGGTTGACGGGCAACGCAACAGCGTTGGTCGTCGGGACATCCACAGACCACGTTGTCTGATAGAACGGCCACAACTGTTCCAGGTTGATGACCTGCTCGAACCCTTCCGCTAGATACAGGTCGAGAAGGGCGGTCGGGATGTCGTCTTCTTCTGGAAGGTCAAGTTGGGCTCGTACAGCGTTACGTAGTTCCTGAACGTTCACTCTTCAACCTTCGGCTCGGCCTTCGCCTCGCTGGACGCCCGAGAATGGCCCGCACACAACGGAGCAGCCGAATCACGGGTTTTCTTCGTTGAGATGCCGCGGCAAGTGTTGTCATTCGCCGTGCACATGTTTTGGCGCGGGTTGTGCCACGCATCCATCTGGGTTGAGGAAGGCTCGAAACCGTCAGGCATCAGAGCGAAATTGGTGCCAGCAGTGAAGCCGTCAGAGTTTGCCAGAGCCATGTTTTCGTATGCCATCACTTATTAGTCCTTTTCGTCCCACAAAACCAGAAAGGCGGGGACCGCCGAAGCGGCCCCCGCCCAACGGTGTTACAACCTCAAACTAGAATCACGCCTGAGCGAAGTTCACAATCTTGAAGTTCTTACGACGCTCGTTGGTCGTGAGGTTACCGAACGCAGTGATCACAGCGTAACGGGCGTCACGGAAAGTGCCGCCACCGAGCGCCCCACCGTCACCGTCGATCGGAGACTTGGTGAACCCGCTCTGCTTGAACCATCGGCCCTTACCCCCGACCAGCGAGATCGTCTCAGGGTTGATACCGATGACGGTACCGACAGGCGCAGCCTTGTCCCAGTAGAACGGGACACCCTTGAACGCGACGTTCTGGAAGCCGATAGAAGCAGCCTTGGTGTCCGTGAAACGTACGTTCGGGGTCAAACCCAGCTCGTAAATTTCGTGGGAACCCTGGTCGCCAATAAGCGCCTTCACCTGATCGTTGCCGTCCGAAGCCGTGTTGTACAGGTTCGTGGCGGTACGCTGAAACTCTGCAAAGGTTCCAGGGTCTGTAGTGTTTCCAGTATCCGCCGCCGACAGGTCCGTCACGGGCGAAGCCCACTTCGTCTGCGTAGCAGGGTTGATCCCGCCAACAGTGGCGGTGTCGTCGATGAGGTCGAGGATCGAGTTGAAACCAGTGGTATCAATGCCCCAGAGCTGGTTGTTCACCATCTTCTGTAGCGACTTCTCGGACTGCATGATGCGAGCCTTGAGAAGATTGATGATCTGTTCCTTGCCCTGGTTCTTGAACTCTTCCATGCCACTCATGGCGATGGTCGAAACAAGAGCCTTCCATTCGTAGGAAGCCGTGTCGATACCACCCTGCGGGGTGATGTCGACGGTATCCCACTCATCGTACTGGGTAACATCGTCGTTCTCTTCGAACATCAGGTGCTCAACAATGTTGAGGCCACCCGATTCCATGCGAGTACGGTTCTTTTCCATCAGCATCCACGACAGGACGTGCTTGTTGAACACGTTGTCCACCAGCTTGCCGCGGTAATTGTCAAGAGTGGTTGCCAGAAGATCGGCACCTGCTCGGGTAACGTCGCCAGCTACGGCGGGGTTATTGATAGCAGCCATGATTCAGTCCCTTCCAGGGAGAGTGTCAGTCGAGGCCGTGAGCGGCGAGCGCCGCTGCGTAAGCGTCCTCAACAGAATTGATTGTGGGAGTAACAGGAGCTGCGACACCGTTAGAACCATTCCCCGCCGACACCGAACCCGACGCCGCAATCAAGGCGGCTTGACGGGTGCGGTCATCGTCCTGACTTGTTTTTGCGGCCCGCTGCTCAGCGGTGGACTTGGCATAAAACTTGTCAAACGAAAGGTCACGGAAAATGTTTTCAAGAGCAAGCGGGTTTCTTTCCCCGCGACGCACCGCTTCTTGCAGCACGTCACCCTCATTCCAGTGTTCGCCATACTTCTGCGCCAACCGATCACACTCGCCATCAAGCACCTGTCTCGTCTGATACTGGCTCAGTTGAGACACCTGCTGTTCAAGTTGGCGTACATATTGAGGCACAGGCTCATCTGACTCAGAGTCTGAATGGGCGGGTTCGCTCTGCTGGCGTTCCCGAGCATCCTGCTCTGCTCCATACGTTTCCTGCAAAAGCCTCAGCGTTGCCTGCGGGTTGTTCTCCAATGCAGCTTGGAGAGCCTGCGCTCGGCTGAGTTCCTGTGTCTTGCGGGTGTAATCAGACTGACGCTGATAGCCCGCAAGGGCTTCACTCAAAGGAACCTGAACAGTTTCCCCATTCACCGTGACGGTGTGAAGATCCTCAACAGGTTCATCGGTTGTATCCCCTACAACTTCGGCTTGTCCATCTTCGATGGGTGCACTCGCCTCGGGGGGTGCAGGCTCATCCCCAAAGTCTCCGCCAGCGAAAGCTGACGTGTACTCTTCGGGCTGGTCCTGCGTTTCGCTGAATGTTTCAGCAACTTCTTCTGACATCAAGAGTCCTTCATAGGTTGTTCTTATATATTAGGCAATAGCGTCCCGCTACCGTTGCATCACGGGCGAAGGACCAACGTTTAGCCGAGCCAAAAGCTCGGGCGGGATACCCTCAATCGGTGACTGGTCGCCACCCATCTCAGGAGGGCCACCCTGCGGCATCGGCGGCATCCCAGGTGGTGGGCCAGAAGGCGGCATGCCAGGAGGCGGGCCACCAGACCCAGGGGGGCCACCAGGACCACCAGGACCGCCGCCACCATTCGGGTCCTGCGGCATCTTCTGCTGAGCGAAGAACTGCGAAGGATCTTTCACACCAAACCCGTCCTGCAACACTCGACGCATCACGGCCATCGGATCAGCAACACCCATCTGCAAGAACGGGGCCATCGCCTCCATCAGCTGCATCGCCCGCTGGGCACGGAACGACTCGTTGCGAGGCTGGGTCGAACCAGCCTCAACCTGATAATCGAACTGGCCCTGAATGTAATCCTTGTCGTACGTCAACCACAACGGCATCGCATCCGACCCGACAATACGGACCACCTGCTCCCCCGTCATGTACGACTGCAACAGTTGAATCAGTTTCTCACCGATGCGAGCCAACGAACCCTCAATGTTCGACAACTTGTCCGACGAACGAGCGTTCTGCTGATCCTGGATAAGCGCAGCCTCAGTAGCCGTACGACGGATCTGCGAC